TTCCAACAGTTCAGCAGCCAACAGATTGGAACGCAACAAGCGGCAACAATCAGATATTAAACAAGCCAACGATTCCTGTATTGCCTGCGACCATCGTTGAGGATGTAACCGCAACCGCGCCTCTGAGTTCAAGCGGTGGGACTACACCCGACATCAGCATCACGCAAGCTGACGGCACAACAGATGGCTACCTCAGCAGCGCAGATTGGAATACCTTCGATGGAAAGTTCGATACACCAACAGGGACAAGCGCAGACTATCTCGATGGCACCGGAGCACCTCAGCCATTCCCAACACTCACAAATGGCACGGTCACATCGGTTGCGGCAACTGTGCCGAACCCGACAAACCCTGCATTCAGCGTTGCAGTACCTAACTCAACCACAACGCCAAGCATTGACATAACTGCGAACGGAGTTGTAAGCCAGTACGTACGTGGTGATGGCTCACTCGCTAACTTCCCTTTGGGTGGTGGCGGTGGCGCATCGGTTAACTATTACCTAAACGGCTCAATAAGTCAAGGCACGATAGGTGGAAATGCCTACTTCCAAATGAGCCGCACTCCAGTGCTTGGAGGTGGTACGAACTTCACACGCACAAATGCGCAAGGCAATGGCTATATCGCGCAATTTATAACCGATGCAGGCGACCCAAACCTTTTGGCAATCCCTTCAGGCAATTGGAACTTTGAAACCTACTTCAATGCTTCAAGTGGCGGCGGCAATCCGAGCTTTTACATGGAGCTGTACAAGTACGATGGCGCAACCTTTACGCTTATCTCATCAGGGTCAACAAACCCAGAAGCGATTACAGGCGGCACGGTGGTCGATTTGTATGTTAGTGCCCTTGCAGTACCTTCGACAGTATTGGCTGCAACTGATAGGCTCGCAGTACGCATTTTCGTAACTACATCGGGGCGTAATATTACGCTGCACACTGAGGATAACAACCTCTGCCAAGTAATCACAACTTTCACAACAGGGCTTAACGCATTGAATGGCTTGACCGCGCAAGTGCAGAACTTCGCAACGGGCACGAGTGGCACCGACTTCGGCATCAGCTCGGCAAGCACTACCCATACATTCAATCTACCTACTGCCAGCGCAAGCAACAGAGGTGCATTAAGCAGCGGCGATTGGACTACATTCAACGGCAAGTTCAACACCCCAACAGGCACAACCTCGCAGTATGTGCGTGGCGATGGCTCGCTTGCGACATTGCCAACCTCGCCGACTGAAGACCAGATAATTCTACTCACTCAAATATTCTCCTAAAATGCCAACGTATTCGAAAGTTAAACTAAGCGCAAGCACAAGCGGCAGACCGGTTAAGGTTGTTGCAACAGCATCGAGCGGAACTACCATTCACGCAACAAGTGGCAGCGCATCCATTGATGAGGTGTATCTCTATGCCAACAATACCGACAGCGTTACGCGCACATTGACGATTCAATGGGGCGGCACAAGCTCGCCAGACGATAGCATCGTTGTTGGTATCGCTGCGCAATCGGGTATCTTTTTGGTAGTTCCGGGCTTGATATTAGTGGACACAGGCGCAGCGGTAACGGTACGAGCCTTTGCAAGTGCTGCCAATGTCATCAACATAACTGGCTATGTAAACCGTATCGTATGAGGATTCTAACGAGGCGAGATACTGGGCTGCTTACGCAGTGGACTTTTGGCACAGCCGGAGTTGACCCCGATGCACAGGCATTCATCACAGCCGCTGGAATAACAGACTCAACACAACAAGCCGCAATAAATATTCTTGTAACATCGTTGAAGTCTGCAAGTCTTTGGACAAAGTTTAATGCTATTTATCCCTTTGTCGGAGGAACTGCCACAACTCACAAATTCAATCTCATCAATCCAGCCGATACAAACGCGGCTTTTAGATTGGTATTTACTGGCGGCTGGACTCATAGCAGCACAGGGGCACTGCCAAACGGAACTAACGCATTTGCAAATACTTTTTTAACTCCAACATCTGTGCTTGCCACAAATGCGCATTCATCAACCGTATATCTGCGCAATAACAGCACAAACGGAGGGATTGATATTGGCTCGCAGTCAAGTAGTGGTGCATCATTTTATTTGCGTGCAAGATTCACAGATGGAAATCTGTACGGAACATCTCTAAACGTATCAGGCAATGCAATTATTGTGGCAAATACAACAGCTAACCAAATGTATACATTGACTCGATCCAGTTCGACCTCGTTTATTGCTTATAAAAATGCAGCTGTATTAGGCTCTAATGTAGTGTTAAACACTGGGTTGTTGCCAAACAACGTGATGTATCTGGGGGCTTCTAACTTTGAAGGCTCAACGCAATTTTACTCAAATCGAGAAATTGCCTACGCTTCAATTGGTGCGAATTTATCAGGGGCTGAAGTTAGCTCTTACTATACTATTGTGCAGCAATTCCAAACCACCCTAAGCCGCCAAGTATGACAGTATTCCTCCTAACATCCGAACAAGCCGAGCAGCTACGCGGAACACTGTACGCTGCCGATTCATATTTCAATCCTATCCAAGATGCGAATGACAATTGGATTATCTCAGTTGAAGAGGTAGGCCAATGCTCAATCGATTGGGTTAAGCAATTACCAGCGATTGAATATATTCCAAAAGAATCCTTACCTTTGTAAAAAATCAAAACTATGGCAGGCGTAAAAGTTACAGACCTAACATCGACCAGCACGGCAGCGGCGAATGATGTGTTCTACATCGTTGACACAAGCAGCAATACATCGAAGCAAATTGAGGTGGGCGATGTTGTGAATCTGCAAACGGCCTATGATAATGGCAATGTTGTAAACTCGGCAACCGTTATTATAGATGGCACTAACTATGATTTTATCGTTGCTCCAAATTTAACAACGCCGCCATCGGGTGAGTGGATTGCTATTGGTAGAAATGCAGGCGATGGAGCTACTGGTACTGGTATAGTTGCTCTTGGCACTGGTGCTGGGGTTAACACAGCCAGTACAGAATCGGTTTATATTGGTTCGAATTCAGGCGCAGATGGTTCTGGGAATAACAATATAGCAATTGGCGTAAGTGCAGGCGACCAAAACACAGGTGATAATGCAATATTTTTAGGAGAGATTACAGGCACTCAAAATACTGGTAATAATGTAATCGGATTGGGTAATACTGCTGCTAATCAAAACACAGGCGATTATGTAACTGCCATAGGTGAAGATGCTGCTAATAGCAATACACTAAGCAATATGTTTGTTATTGGTGCGCAGAACTTGCCAAGTTATGCAGATGCAACAGCCGCTGCCGCTGCTATAACGGTTGCGCTTGGTGCGCATGCTGGTGATTACTACCTATACCATGACCAATCGGATGACACCATTAAAGTAGTTATCCCATAATGCGCAGCACCTCGATTCTCGGCCTTAATCTGATTAAGAAGTACGAGGGATTGAGGCTCTCAAGCTACCTATGCCCCGCCGGAGTGCCGACCATAGGCTACGGCAGCACGCGCCATGCGAACGGAAAGAAGGTAATGCTCGGCGAAAAGCTGAGCGGCGAAAAGGAAGCAACGCAATTGCTACTATCCACGCTTGACCCATTCGAGGCAGCCGTCAATAAACACCTACCTAACCTCAATCAATGCCAGTTCGATGCCTTGGTCTGCTTTGCATATAACGTAGGGACTGGCGCTTTGGTGAAGTCAACGCTGCTGAAGAAAGCCAAAGCTAACTCAGCCGACCCGAGCATTCTCGATGAGTTCCTGAAGTGGAACAAGGCGGGCGGGAAGGTGCTCACAGGGCTAACCAATCGCCGCCGCGAAGAGGCTAATCTCTATTTCTCATTGTGTAATATTTAGCGGCATCTTGCCCCAACGCTGTTGCGCCTTGTGCGTATATTAGGTATGCGAAAAAGGGCTACCAAACCAAGGCGGATTATTGATGTGATTGTGAAGCACTGGCGCGGCACAATCGGTTCGCTTATGATTCTGGTGTCCATCTTCCTACTTATCTTCAAAGTGATAACAGCCGAGACATTAACAGCCATAATTGCAGCACTATTAGCCGCAGGGTACATACCAAAAGCCAAAAGCGATGCAACAGATTAGAAGAGATACCATCAAAGTAGTGCGCCACAGCAAGCTCAACATTGACACGATGAGCTGGGAGGCTGCTAATGCCGACACCTCATTCGCCCAGGCGAATCGTGAGAGCTTTCAGGCGGTCATGGCACAGCCAAAGTCAGTCAAAGTGCTAACAGCATTCGACACGATTCAGCCGTGTGATGTATCTTTATTCCCAGCCGCCACGTATTACATCCCGAAAACTCACGCTGTAAGAAACGAGCCGGAAATGCCAACGCCTATGAATTACGATATACTTGCTAATGGAATTGTGCTCACATTCACGATGCTGCTTACCATCAAGTATGCGCTCGGATGTGTGCCTGCATGGCGTTCATTAATTGCGGATTTACGTTCGGTTTAACGTATCTTTGCAGCATGGCATCGCTGCACATCCTTGAGTCATCAATTGACCTCTTCTATGTGATTACAGATAAGGATGGCAACATCGTCACCACGAATGACTTATTTCGCGAATACTCCAGCCACATAAAGCCCGGCAATATCCTCGACATCGCAGCGCAAGATAGCGACCGCGATGAACTGCTTGCAGCCATTCGCAAGGCGCAAAGCAAATCGCCCGACCCGATTCGGGCATACGCAAAGACTAAGCAGAAGATAAGCTCGGAGCGTTTCAATATGTGGAATGTTTATGCCATTGTGGATATGCTGCACTTCATCGGCATTCAATTGGTCGATGTTACTTCCATCAGCAACCACGAATATGAACGGCAAAAGATGCTACTGGAAGAGTTTCGCTTCACACTATCGCACGAGCTTCGTCAGCCGTTGACATCGATCGGCGGCTTGGTGAAGATGATAAACGAGCATACATGGGCAACCGATCAGGAGCGCGATGGCGTTATGAAGATGCTCGAGGACAGCGTTGAAAAGCTCGACAATGTGATTCGGCTCTTAGTTAAGAAAGCAACACGGCAACTATGAGCAACCTACCGGCCACCGATTGCGAATGCGATGAGCGACTTGTAAAGGTGCTGGCAGTTTACATAGCCGAGAAGTCGATGCCGATTAAGGTGGCGGGCGATATATTGCTCAACGAGCTGCGCGATAAGAGCACTTACCTTAAACGATTAAACGAACTAATCAAATGCAGCAAAGCAACGTAACCAGTCTCAGCCTATTGGCAATATGCCTATTTCTTTTGCTGCTTTTAATGCGCACTTGCGGAGCATTACGTGAGGCCGAAAGCAATGCGATGTATCTTAATTCGCTCAATAATGAGTATGTGGTGCGCATCGCCAGAGATAGCAGCAAGATACACAGCCAAGGCGTGCACCTGGCAGCGGCAGGCACCAAGCTCCGAGCCTTGCAGCTGCGTGAGCCTGAGGTGGTGATTAGGTACCAAACCCGCACCAAAGTAAAGACCGAGATTCAACTCGGCGAGACCGTGTACATTGACAGCTTTCCGCACATGAGATTGCCGAGGTACTTCCATAGGCCGGGTAAGTGGCTCGAGATAGGTGGGCAAATTAACCGCTTAGGACGGCTTCAGTTGGATTCAATTATCATTCCGGTAAGTTATACCGTTGCAATTGGCGATACGCTGCGTAAAGGCTTCCTATCGCGTAAGCGTGATAAGGTTGTTAGGCTTGGCATCGATAACCCTTATGTGACTGTTACCGGAATGAACAACATAATCGTGGCCGAGCCGCCGAAGAAGTGGTACGAAACACGCGCATTCGCTTTCGCACTTGGTGGCATTACAGGATTCGCAATTGGTCGCGCAAAATAATTGCGTTGATTATTAAGCACTTGCGATTTTTCGCGCTGGTGGTTTACTTTTTTCTTTGTTTTAGTATTGTGAATTCAAAATAAGGATTTACATTTGCCTCAACAAAACAACGAAAAAACATGAACACACCACTCTCAACAGCGACAACCTTCAAGAATTGGAAGGGCACTGAATTCTTTCACTACAACCACCTCACCGGCACTATGGTCATGGTTGTAAATGACGGCTGCATCAAGGGGCTTTACACCCGATGCGACAGCCAAGCAGCAAACCTCGCACGCCAATATCATCGCTCGATGGAGCACGGCGTATCACCTGAGAAGCGCATCTATGACCCTTGCAACATGGAAGAATTCCATAACCAGTTTGCATATGTCACTGAATACCTTCACGAACAATCAACTCAAGCACTTTTAACCTCAATTTAATCTTTTCACTTATGAAAGCACCAGTAAACTCAGGCGGAAGTCAAACCCGCCAAATCGCACCCGAAGGCGCATATCCTGCGCGCTGCTACCAAATCATCGACAAGGGCACTACCTTCGATGAAAAGTGGGGCAACAAAAAACGCAAAGTTCAATTCCTCTTTGAACTGCCAACCGAGACCGCTGTATTCAGCGAGGACAAAGGCGAACAACCGTTCTATGTTAAGACAGTATTCAACCTGACAATGGGCGAGAAGGCATCCCTTCGCAAGTTCATCGAGTCATGGATTGGCAAGAAGCTCACAGATGCGCAAGCCGCTGACTTCGACATCACCAAGCTACTCGGCCATCCCGGCATGGTTAACATCGCTCACAATGGCAAAGAGGACAGGACATACGCTAACATCATGAGCATCTCTCCGCTGCCAAAGGGCCTCGCTTGCCCACCTGCCATCAACGAGCTTTTGACCTATGACACAACCGAGCACAATGCTGAGGTATTCGCAAAGCTGCCGGAGTTCCTTCAGGAAGATATTCGCAAGAGCGATGAATGGATTGCGCGAACTACCGCCAAGCCAGCTGTGCCAGCGCCAACATGGGAAGCATCTGCCACAGACTTCGATTCACTATTCTCAGAGTCAGACGATAAGGCTCCATTCTAATTTCTAACCACAAAAAAAGCCCGGCATACACACTAATAGCCGGGCTTTTACTAATACAAAACACATGAACAGTATCGCAAAGATAACAATTCCTATCGAGAAATTGTATCAATCAATAAATTCTACCGAGACATTAAACGCTCAGAGGCTAACGGCTAACATTCAGCCAATCGAAAGCCCAAACCAATACACCGCCGCATCCAACGCCATCGCTCAGGTTAACGCCGCTGTTAAAGCTATCCAAGATGCGCGTAAGATGGTAACCGGTCCGCTCGATGCCTACAAGAAAGAACTCATGCGCATCGAGTCAGATGCCACCGAGCCTCTCCAGGCTTTCATCGCATCCTCCAAAGCTGAGATGCTGAAGTACACCGCAGAGCTTAATCGCAAGCAGCAAGAAGAACAAAAGCGCATTCAGGAGCAATCCCGCTCGATGGCCGACTTGACCGATCAGCTCGCTGATGTTAGCATCCAGCACAGCCACATCAAAGGCATTC